TAATATGTTTGGATCATATTTTTCTGTTACACTAAAATATACTACGTCATCGGTAGAATAACCAGATAATTTTAAGAACTTTTTAGTATACGGATTTAACATAAATTCCCAGCGTTTTAATTTATTATTTTGTCTAATTACTAAATCAAATGTTTTGTCTATACTATACTTGTATAATTCTTTACCTATTAAAACTTTTGAACCATTCTTTAAATTTTCTACATTTTCTATATTTAGAAAATCTTTACCAACTGAATAAATGTCACTGCTTGTTAAATTGATTACACTAATTTCATCGTCTTTAACTTCAATTAAATTATTTCCTGAATAAAAGAAAATTTCTCCAAACTCTCTGTTATGTGCAATCTCGTGTAAATCTCGCATATACAGTTTATTATAGTCTAAAAACTTTTCGCCTATTTTAGTAACATCTTGAAATTTTAGTATTTTATTTTCGTCGTTGTATAAAATTACATCTTCAAGAATAACTTCGCAATTTTCTTTTTTAAAGTTAGTGTTACTTTTTTGGTCTTTAATAAATTTATAAATTATTCCTTTATAGAATACATGTTGTCCAGTTACATGCTCTAATTCTTTATACCAAACGTCTACATGTACTCCTTCAAAAATAGGTTTATTAACTTCTAAGGATACTGTATGATCTGTTGTAGACGCTGTTGTAAGTTTTACATCTTCTACAAATAATGAAGCACAATTAGGATTAAAATCTTCATTTTCTTTATTAGTTTCTAATAATTTGTAAATATTTCCTTGATAGTATACAAGTTGATTTTTTTGGTACGAATCTTGTTTAATCCATATATCGATAATTGCGCCATCATAAATTTTATCAAAGTTTGTGTGACTATCTTTAGATACACTAGTTCTAGTAAATTCGTGTATAAAAGATCCTGCAGAATTATAATGATCTTCATAATTTAATTCTTTTACAACTACTTGCTTTGAAGCAAAATCATATACAACAGTAAAGTCAGAAACACTTTTAGAACCTTCTAAAATAGGTTTTACTGTGTCTGTTGAAACTGCAACTACCTCATATTCTGTTTCTAGTGGACGACGATTTGTAATTTTATAAATTTTATGGTCTTTTTTATCGTAAGAAACATAGCTTTCGTTTTGTTCAGCTTGTTGTACTTTTATACTTTTTAGTAATTCTTTTAGATTAGACATTTAGTAATACCTTGTAACGTTCTAATACAGGCGTTTTTTCTATAAATTCATTTTCAGTATAGTGTAATATACCTGTTTGAAAATAGTTTCCTATTTTTATTTGGCAGTTAGGATTTATATAGCAACCAACCTTATCTAACCAGCTTTTTGTAACATTATCCCAACCTTGACAATATGGCTTCATATGTACAAATGTAGGATTTTTTACAAATGGATTAGTTATTTGATCTACACAATCTAAATTAACAGCAGCAATAGCAGCACATACATCCATACTAGGAAAACTAGGTGTAGATTTTTTTACAACAGTTGAATAAAATTTACCATAATCTTTTACTACTGTTTCTAATTCTTTATAAAAGTTCATTGCAAAATCGTTTTTCTTAAAATAATGAAATCCAGAAAAAAGATTTGGAAGATTATTTTCTATAAACGCTTTTCTATAATAGGATGTATCAGCAATATTACCTCTATAATCATAAACATTACTAGTATAATATACATCGTAATTGTTTAAAAATTTCCACCAATTGTCTATGTTTTCTAACACTAGCATATCAGTGTCTAAAACTATAGTTTCTTCATAAGGAGTTGCGTGGAATAATTTCCACCTATTTTCTATCTTCCATTCTTTATCTTCTGCATCGTCGCCGAATGGTATAGGAATAACTTTATCAAAAAGATCTACATATTGCTCAGGAACATCATCGTCAGTAACTAAACTAATTTTATAATTATTATTAGCTCGTAAACTCATTGCTAACAAACATGCTTGCATTACATAATTGCCAGACTTTGAATTTTGTGCAAGTACTAAAAATCCTTTACTCATAATCTACCTCATCTATTATTCTAGATAAACTAAACTTATTCATTACATGCATATTCATATCTTTGGTATTAATTGCATAATATTCGCCTAAATAATCTTTTTTAGCAACTAAAAACAGCATATTTTCGTCGTTCATACTCCACAATATGTCTTGATCTGTAATGTAAAGCAATTTACCAGGCATCTCTCCACAAAAGCTACCTTTGTTAAAACCATTTAAAATATGCAATGCAATACTAAAAGCAAAGTCGTTTCTAAATAAGTTTGATTGGATTTGATATACTCTTCTATAATGATTCCATTCTTCTTGTATATGTTTTATTAAATCAAAAAACAATTTATTGTCGTCTGTTTTTCTAAAAAATACACAGGTTGCCCAGTAAAACTCACACCCACTATCGCTTATAAACTCAAACTCTTTTTGATTTCTTGTTCCGCTTAGTTCGTAAGATTTTTTATACAATAGTAAGTCTTGATCGCTATCAAAACAATTTAAAAACAAATCATTATTGATTACAAAATCACTATCTAATAAAAGAGTTTCGTCATAAGGCGATAAATCATATGCAGACGATCTTGACGAATTTTTAAAAGTGTCAGTTTTTGATGCAAGTCCGCCATCATAAAAGTTTCTTGAGTTTGATTTGTGTTCGTAATCAACTTTTATAATTTTATCAAAAATATTCTTATCAAACGCTTTTTCTAAATACGCAACATTGTCTGTAATAATTGACGTAGGTAGATTTAGATATTTTTTTACTCGTTTGGCTAGAAACACTGCTTGTTTTACATAGTCAATGTTATTGTTGTTTCTAGCAATTACTAATACACCTTTACTCATTTGCGTCAACTAAATTAGGTACCGATCTTTGTTTTTTTAAATGCATAAATTTGTTATAATATTCATTAGATGCTGTAAAGTAAACATCTATAATATTAGAATGGAAGTCATCTAAATCTGTAATTTGAACAGGTATTCCGTTATCATCAACTAAAACAACTTCAGTATTATCTGTTGATAACAGAGTGTAACAAAAATTAATTAATTCTCTAGTTACTGTGAATTGAGCGCCATTATGATAATATAAAAGATCTTGATTGTACGTTTCTTTTAATAATCTTTTTTGATTGTTAAAAGTAACCATATAGTTGCTAAAATCAAGAGCTTTTTTAAGTCTTTCGTCCATAGAGATACTCCTACTATACTTTAACTTATAGTATATAACACTTTTTTTAGTTTGTCAAGGAAAGTCTGGCTTAGAAATTAGAAATTGTTGAACCAATGATGCTAGATTCGTCATAGACAACAGTATCAATTGTTTCACCATTTATTAAGATGCTTCCGCTAGGAACAGCTAAGAACATAGAACTACTAAGTGTGCCTTGTACATATTCGTCAATTACTTCACTATGAGCATCTTGGCATGATAATTTGATTTGAATTTTTTGCGAATTAACTTTAAGAGCATCTATTACAACTCTATTATTACTATATGACACAGCACTACCACTAGTATAAATTCTTGTATACGAACTACTTAAATCTTCGTAACCTTTTGTCGTTGTTAATCCTGTACTATCTGTTACTTTATCGATGCTTATAGCAATTTGACCAAGCGTACTTAACAAAGTTTGCCAATTTTTTGTTTTTATCTGTGATCCTGTATAAGCTATAGATAGTGCGCAACGTACTTGTCCGCCTGCATTAAAAAAACTATCTAAACTAGTTTCGCTACCAAAATCTACAGTAAAAATATGACTAACAGTTGTTCTCCACACTAAGCTTCTTGAACTTGATAATTGAGTAGTACCATTTGAAAGATATAAAGGTACAATATTTGCTTGCGCTCCTATATCAATATTAAATCTAGTTGTTTCTAAAGATGCCACTTTAGATTCTAGTCCTGCTATGTATACTTCTTCTACTTTGTCTGTTGATGCTAAGTTTGTGGCATAGTCGCCTACAACAAAAGGATCTATTGTAATAGACGATCCGTTCTGGTGCGCATCTATTCTTACAATGTCTTTGTATAAGTCGATATATTCGTTATCTTCGATAATATCTGTATCAGCAATAACAGGAGAACTTAATAGCGTTTGTCCGTAACCATACCCAGCAACGCCTCTATCTGATACTACAGTTCCTACTCCAGAATATAAAAAACTTTTACTAGAAGTTAATGATCGTTGAGCATCTGTTTGGCCGTCTGATTGGACAAATGTACTGAGACTTGCAGAATAGAAAAAGTTGTTTATCAGTGTTTGACTAGCAGTGCCATTAGTTAAATCATTTACCCAATATGCTACACCCAATGCCTTTGCTTTTCTAAACAATCCGTATCTAGTGCCTAGGCTTGTACTAAAAGCATCATTACTCTCGTATAAATTTAACACAAAATCTTTATAAGCAAGAACAGTTGATTTTGCAGCGCCGCTCCAGTATGTAGTTTTGTATTCATCGTACCAGCTATCCCAGTCATAAGTTGCAGAAGTAGCGGGTCCAAGAATTTGTTCTACTTGAGAATATAAGTCATTAAATCTAGACGCATTAATAGTAACAGGCAATTTTATTTCTCCTTATTACTATTTATTTTCTATTAAGTATTCATTCATTAAGCTGGCGGTAACACTGTTACTGTATCAGAGGCTGTTAACGAGCCGCCGCTTCCTGATACTGTCATTGAAATAGTATACGCACCTTGTTGTGAGAAACTAATATTAGGTGTATAGTAATTGTCGCCAGGTGTATAATCTACTACATCTGTTTCTGTAGTTGCATCTGGTTTAGTTACTGTATATTCAACTGAGTCAATGTCACCTGTTGCTTGTAGGAAGCCTCTTCCTGTAGTGCCAAATGCTACAGTTTCAAATAATCCTGCCCATTCAGGGGCTACTAACCAAGACGGACTTACAGGCTCTACAGTATTTACAACGTTAAATGTTATAGTTTGCTCTAACGTATCATTTGACGCATTACTAATTGACAATGTTGCTGTTTTAGTTCCTAGCCCGCCGTAATTTGTGCCGTCAAAAACAGTTGCACCAGTAGTTCCACTTGGTAAATCAAGTGAGCTATAATTAACACCAAAATCAGTTGTAATTGAAGCTGTGATTGCATTTGCAGTTGCATAAACTAGTCTTAGAGGATCGCCTATTTCAACTTCGCTTAATGGATCTGAATAGAATGCTGAAATTGTCGGTAATGGTGCGCTAACTGGAATTTCTGTTGTTGCAGAAACGCTGCCGCCGGCGTTAGTAGCAGTAAGCGTAGCAACAAGGTTTCCTGTTCCGTCTGCTTCTTCTAGTACAATTACATTACTACTACCTGTAGCATTTGTACTATCTGTAGTTGATGCAATGCCCAATCCTGAAATAGAAACATTTATCGAATCAGCATTAGATACGTCCCATGATGTAAACACTGGATCTCCCCAATATGCAGGTGATCTGTTCCATGCAAAGCTGTTTACGACAGGTACTGCAATAGGTGCGTCTGGCGTTGTTTCATCTATACTTGTATCATTTACTGTAATACTTGCTGTAGCTTTTCCGTTATCAAGTGCTACAGTCATTGTTTGATTACCTTCTGTTAAATAGTCAGCTACAACATTGTAGTTTTTAACTGCTGTATTACTATAAACTGTAAAGTAATCAGTTAGTTCTGCAGAAATACTTCCACCTGGTGTACCTCTATCAATAGCAACACCTGCGTCTGTTCCAGCAATAAAGTCTTTACTATTAGTTAATGACCTAGTAGCGTCTGATTCCCCTCCAGAATAATCTAAATATTCTAATGGAATTGTATTTAGGCTAGCTGCATAGAAAAAGTTATTTCTAAATGTAGCTTCTGCTTGACCTAAACTTAATATGTCGTTTACCCAATACGCAATACCTGCTGCACCTGGATTTCTAAATAATCCATATCTAGTACCTAATGATGTTGAATATTCGTTATTAGATGTATAATAAGGTAACACTATGTCTTTTGTAAGCAATACTTCAGCTTTTGTAAAACCATCCCAGTATACTTGTCTAAATTCGTCATACCAATCGTCCCAGTCGTATGTGCCGTCTGCTAGATCTTCTCTTTCTATGCCACTGATTGTAAATGGTACTTGTGTGCCATTGGTAATATTTGTTGTTGTAAGCGTAAAACTAATAGTTCCGCCCTCATTAATACTCACAGAACTAGGACTTAGGACATATGTAGCTTCAGTTGGCTCTGTGCTTGTATCATTAACTGTAACCCTTGCGGTTGCTTGATTATTATCAAGTGCAATGTCAAAGAACTCTATACCTTCTGTAGCTTCGTCAGCAAGTACAGAGAACGTAGCAACTGCAACTCCTGCTCCATTTAATACAAATGTTCCAGTTAGTGAACCTGATAATAAATCGTCTGCTGTTACGCCTGAAATTGTATATGGTACGTTTGTTCCTGAAGCAACATTAAATGTACTTAATGTAACTGTAAACGGTGATCCTTCATTTACAGCAGAGACACTAGGTGTAAGTATGTACCTAGGTCCTGATCCAGGTGTAGATCCTGTTAAATCTACACTTGTAAATACACCAGGAGCAGGTACGCTTACTTCACCTGTTGCTCTATATAAACTTACTACACTTCTTAGTGTGCCATCGACATTATTATCTATAAGGTTGTCAGTTACAACATCGTTAAATTCTGCTCTAAAAGAAATTTGGGTTCCGCTAATTGCTCTAGCTTTTAATTGAAATGTATTTCCAGCATATATTCCACTGTATGATCCAGAACCAATTTTACTATACACTGTTTGGTAAGTAGTAGTTAAGTCAAAATTTCCTATAGCTGCGCCGGAACCTGAACTTGCACTAGTTCCGTTTGCATCAAAAGATATAATACCAATTTCATTTGTTAATGCTGCCCAATCTAATCCTTTTGGTGTAGAAGCATTTGTATTGGAGGGATCCAATCTTATTTGGCCACCTGTATTAAAAAAATGTCTTCTAGCATCTGAACTAAAAAATGTTACAATAAACTCGTGATATATTAATCCGTTCCATGTACTTGTTCTAGTAGATGTAGCTGCTGTTATAAGTCCTGCTTGACTAGGATCAATTGAAACCTTGTCTATTTCTACTAAACTCATTAGATCTTCAAAATCTGAAATTCCTTTCTTAGTACCGTCTGGATCAGATGATACTAAACCACTATTGTTTACAATAAAAGAAGTTTCGTCAGCAACAACGTTTTGGTTTTCTAGAAGTTCTGCAACACTTGTAACACTAGGGTGGCTAGGACCAACTTGGTGTATTCTAGCTTTAATAATATCTGCATATAAAGCATTAACATGATCTGCGTCAATAATGTCTCCAGGTAGCACTTGAGTGCTTTCTAATGTTTGACCATATCCTGTTTGACCCGATCCATTACCTAATACTAGCTCTATTCTAGATTGCAGATTGTTAATTCGTGCTGCTGTAATTTCTGCCATGACGATCCCTTATACCTTTAGAACACATTCTACTAGTTTTTCACCCTC